CAAGACTGGCGCGGAGATGCTGCCGTTCTTGAACAAGGGTCGCGATGGAATCATCGAACTGCGCAGCGAGGCGGAGAAGCTCGGCGCCGTCTACGGCAACGATGTCGCCAAGGCGGCAGGCGACTTCAACGACAACCTGAAGCGTCTGGAACTCGCCAGCGAGGCGGCCAAGGTCTCCTTGGTGGGCAGTCTGCTGCCGGCGCTGGTGAGCATCACGAACCAGCTGATCGAGGGCAGAAAGGCATACGGCAGCTTCCTGAGCGCGACGCTCGACATCGGCTTGAACGTCAACCCTCTGAAGTCGCTCGACGAGAACCTGACGGCCACCGTTGGCCAGATCCGCAAGGCGCGCGACGACCTTGCCGAGATGGAGGCCAGGTCGAAAAGCAGCAGCCTGATCGACCAGTTCAACTCGATCGGCAGCGAGCGGAACATGCAGAAGCTGCGTGACCAGATCGCGCTGCTCGAGAAGCGCGAGACGTTCCTTCGCAGCCAGCAGGCCGGTCAAGGGAACCTCGGGCGCGGCAACATCAACCCGGGTGACACGCCGAAGGCTGCTGCGCCGATCCTCGACAGGACGAAGGATGTGAAGGCGCCAGTCGACCGCGCCGCCAAGCTCTACGATGAGCTCATCGCGAAGATCACCGAAAAGACCACGGCGTCGCAGGCTGAACTCGACACCGGCGAGAAGCTCACGGCCTCTCAGCAATTCGCCCTCGACGTGGTCACGAAGCTGGCCGGCAACGAGATCAAGCTGACCGACGCGCAGAAGTCCAGCGTGGCCACGCTGCTCGAAAAGTACTTGGTCACCGCCAAAGCCGCCGAGGCGCAGCAGGAGAGCATGAAGGCCATCCAGGCCGAGGCCCGCCAGCTGGCCGGCGTCACCGAGAGCCGCCAGCTGTCGAACAAGGCCTTGCAGGACGGCATCGACGAGATCGGCCTTACGCGTGACCAGCTCGAGGTGCTGACCCAGCGAAGGCTGGCAGAGCGCATCGCACTCGAAGACCAACGCATCGCCACGATCCAACTCTTTGACGCGAACGCGACCAACCTCGATCAGATGAAGCTGAACGCGGATGCGCTCCGCGAGGAGCTCGCCCTGCGCCAGCAGGCCGCGCAGAAGCAGGCGCAGTTGCGACAGGACCCGGCGGCAGGCGCGAAGCAGGCGCTCGACGAGTACCTGGAGCGCGTGAAGGATGTCGGCACCAGTACGAAGGATCTGGTCAGCAACCAGCTGAACGGCCTCGAAGATCAGCTCGCTACCTTCTTCGTGACGGGCAAGGCAGGCTGGGCCAACTTCTTCCAGTCCATCGCGATCGAGGCGGCGAAGGTCAACTTCGTGCGGCCGCTGCTGGCGCAATTGCAGCAGCTCGGCCAGGCGGCCGGCGGCAGTTCGGGAGGCGGTTGGCTTTCGCTGATCGGCAAGTTCGCGGGCCTATTCGGCGGCGGCAGCTCGAGCACGGTCGGCCTGTCGCAGTCGATCGACCGCCTATATCCGTCAGCCAAGGGCAACGTGTTCTCGGCAGCTGGCATCACGAAGTTCGCGAAGGGTGACATCTTCGACAGCCCGACGCTCTTCAAATTCGCGAAAGGCACGGGCGTCATGGGCGAGGCCGGGCCGGAGGCGATCATGCCGCTGCGCCGCGGTGCCAACGGCAAACTGGGCGTCGCGGCGACCAGCACCGGACCGACGAACTACACGATCGTCAACCAGACCTCGGGGCGCATCGACAAGGTCGAGGAGCGCCACATCTCGGCGACGGACCGCGTGTTGATCCTTCAGGAGGTGCGCGCAACCGTGGCTGCGGACCTGAGCGACCCCAACAGCAAGATCAGCCAGGGCTACTCGCGTAGCTACAAGGCGGAGCGCAAGCGCTCATGAGCAGTCCGAACATCCCGCGCGGCATGCAGCCGGTGGTCGCAGGCTACGGCTTCGGCGCGCCGGACGGTGTGATGCGCTCGGCCGTTGCCGGCGGCGCATCGCGGACTGCGCTCGACTGGGATCGTGGCGTGCAGCCGTTTCAGGTGACGATCGTCCTGGACTCGCCCGACAAGTTCAGCGTCTGGAACGTCTTTTTCCTGCACGCGATCAAGAAGGGGGCGATCTCCTTCAACATGCCGCTGGACAGCGGGTTCGGCCAGTCGCCGCATCTGGTGACGATCGTCCCGGGCACGTACAGCGTGTCCGCGGTCAACAAGAGATTCGCGGTGGTGTCGTTCACCGTCGAAGCGGAGAGCCAGGCCTACCAGTTCGACGATGCGACTGCCGCGACGCTGCTCGAGCTGTACGAGATCTATGGCGACCAGACCCGCCGTCTCTTCGATCGGCTTGCCGTGTTCGCCAACAGCGACACCAACGTGCTGAACTTCGTGCTGTGAGCCTGGACCTCGCAGCGCGTCTGCGGACCTTCTATGCCTCGTCGCCGCAGCGCTACCATCCCATCGCCACGCTGCAGATCAGCCACAGCGCGATGAGCAGGGCCTATCACCTGTGGCGAGAGCCGTACTTTGCCGACGTGACGCTGGAGACGTGGCAGGTCGTGCAAATGCAGCCAGCCAACATCGAGATCAAGCTGGCTGGGTCGGCCGCCAACCTTGACCAGCTTTTCGAGATACGCCTCGATCTGACCGACGCGAATGACGATTTTCGCGACGAGATGGATCGGGTGCCGATCGACACGCGCGAACTCGTGGTCATCGTCTACCGGGAGTACCTCAGCGACAACCTCGGTGATCCGCAGGTGATCGGCCGCCTGCAGGTGGAGAGCGTCAGCTACGACATCGGCGCCGCCAAGATCCTGGCGTCTTCGCCGCGGCTCAACGTCAGCCGGACCGGTGAGTTGTACGTGCCCGCCGAGATTCCCATGCTTCGAGGCTTCTCCTGATGGACGTCAACGCCTACCTCGACCTCGTGTTCGAGTACCCGCCGTGCTGGCAACTCGTCGCTCGAGTCTATGAGCAGGAGCTCGGCTTCCCGTGCACGGACTACAAGACCATCAACGGCAGCGTGCGGGCAGCTGCTGCGGCCTTTCGGCTGGCCTTGCACAAGACGCCGGACGGCCTGACCCAGATCTCGGAACCTGTCGACCTGTGCGTCGTGCTGCTCGGCAAGACGCCGATGCTGGGCATTCATCACTGCGGTGTCTACTGGCAGGGCTCGGTGCTGCACGCTCTCGACGCGGGCACCCTGTGCCAGGACATGGCGAGCATCCGCGATCAGTACCGGCTGATTGAGTTCTGGGGGCGCGTGTGACTCGCGTCCGTCTCTACGAGCACCCGCTCGACGGCAGCGTCCAGATCTTCGAGGTCGACAGCCTCGGCGAGTGGTTGCTCGAGCGCTTCGGGCCGGCGCCGTCGGTTGGCGTGCAGGTCTTCGCCGGCGAGCCATCCGCGGAGACCGACATCACGGGCAACGTCGAGGCGACGATTGCGTGCACGGCGCCGGAGTACGTGGTGCTGCAAAGTCCCGGCCAGGATCCCTATACGTGGTTCCAGGTCATCTCCTTCGTTTTCACCGTCTACTCGGTGCTCAGCGCGCAGACGCCGACGATGCCCGCGAACGTCAACCGAACGCAGCAGTCGCCGAACAACTCGCTGGGCACCCGAGAGAACCAGGTGCGCATCGGCCAGCGCGTCGAAGACATCCTCGGTACCGTCAAGGCGACCCCCTCGCTGATGATGCCGACCTACACCAAGTACATCGACAACATCAAGTTCGAGTACGGCTACTACTGCATCTCGCGCGGCTACGTCGACGCCGCCGAGATCTCGGACGGCGACACGCTGATCGCCGACATCACCGGCGCCAGCGCGGCGGTCTACTGGCCGTTCACGTCGCCCAACAGCGGCGCTCCGGTGATCCAGATCGGCACGCCGATCAGCGACGCTGTGCTGCAGGTGAGCCGCTCCAATCAGATCGACGGCCCGGCGCTCGAGCCGCTCAACGCGCTGCAGTTCACGCCAGGCGAGAAGTATTTCTTCGAGCACCACACCGGCGGCGACATCATCCGCCAGGACCACAAGGCGCCGAATTTCAACTCGCTGCTGGACCCTGGCGACCAGATCATCGTCTCGGCCACGACGGGGCATGTGGCCTTCACCGCCGATGTGGCTGGAGACCATGCCGGCAGCGGGTTCGCTGGCAGCTTCCTGGGGCCAACGCCGATCGGCGGCGGCCCGGCGCCGAGCTATCTCGACCCGTTCCTGGTGGGTGACCAGGTCACGATTTCGTCGACCGCGGATCCAACGATCAACGGCACCTACACGATCACCAGCATCGACGACGCGTTCCTCGGCGTGACGCCGGCGCCCGCCAACACCTCGACGGTCGCTACGAACTTCGCGGCCGACCTGAGCTACGACGGCACCTACACAATCGACGGTGTCGCGGACGGTTTCATCGTGCTCACCACTTCGTCGTTCCGCGAGGGCGGACCCTTCGGGCAGATCATCCCGATCGCCGCGACGATCGTCAAAGTCAGCGCGGAGCCCGTCACCGAGTGGACCGACTGGGTCACGCTGGCCGACAAGGATCGCACTGAGGTCTGGTTCAACATCGTCGCGCCGAACGGACTCGGCAAGGATGACGGCGGCATGTCGTCGGTCACCGTGGAGTTCGAGGCGGAGATCGAGAAGCTCGACGCTAGCACGCTGCTGCCGACGGGCATCGTGGAGACCGCGACGGGGTCCCTCACCGGCTCGACGACGCAGGAACGCGCTGTCACCGTCGAACAGGCGACGTCATGGGTCGGCGCTGCAAGGACGCGCATGCGCCGGACCAGCCAGCGCGACTTCGATTTCGCGGGGCGCGTCAACGACGAGATCCGGTGGGCGGACCTGAACAGCGTGACGCCCACGGATCGCGCGCATTTCGGCGCGAAGACGACGATCCACACCATCACGCAGGCCACTTCGCGCAGCACGGCTGTCAAGACGCGCCAGCTCAACTGCATCGCCTCGAGGCGCATTCCGACGTGGACAGGCAGGTCGCTGTCGGGAGCCTTCGACGAGACCGGCCGTCACGTGGCCGGCGGCATCTCGCCGACCAGCAGGCTGGTGGACATCATCGCGGCCGTCGCGGCCGACCGGAAGATCGGTGACCGCGATGTCGATGTCGACCTCGACATGCTGCAGATCTACGGGGTGCAGCAGCAGCTCGACGCGTGGCATCCCGAGGCCGGCCAGTTCAACTACACCTTCGACACTGACAACATGAGTTTCGAGGAGACGGTGCAGATCATCGCCAACGCGGCGTTCTGCACCGCCTACCGCCAGAACGGTCGGATCCGGCTGGCCCTCGATCGCCAGCAGGCCTCGAGCACGGCGCTGTTCTGCCACCGCAACAAGCAGCCGGCCTCCGAGACGATCACGCGGCGGTTCGCGAACGACGGCGAATATGACGGCGTCGAATTCATCTACACGGACCCCGATTCGAACCAGTCGGAAACGATCAAGCTGCCGCTCGATGGCACCGCGCGTGTCCCGAGGCAGTTCGAGATCCCCGGCATACGCAGCTTCGCGCAGGCCTGGCTGCGCGCCAATCGCGAGTACAACAAGCTCTTCGGCCAGCGTGTGACCATCGAGACCGGCACGTTGATGGATGCGCGAGCACTGCTGCCGAACGCGCGCGTCGACATCGTCGACAACACGCGCTTCAAGAGCTTTGACGGCGAAGTCATCGACCAGGCCGGGCTCACCATCACGTTGAGCACCGCTGTCGAGTTCGCCGCTGGTGAGCCGCACAGCGTCGTGTTGATGCGCCGAGACGGGTCTGCCCAGGGCATCGCCGTGACGCCGGGTCCAACCAGCAAGCAGGTCGTACTGGCCCACGCGCCTTCCGAGGCGATCGTCACGGTGCCCAGCGACTCTGGCATCCGCACGGTGTTCTCTTTTGCCTCGGATTCACGCCGCCGCGCGATGGCCTATCTGGTGCAGGAGATCGATCTGACCGATGGGGAATACGCCAAGGTCAAGGGCGTCAATTACAGCGACGGCTACTACCGAGCCGACTACCTGCCCATCCCGGACAAGGCCGGAATCATCAACTGATCAACGAGGCGCGGAGGCGCATCCGCTGCGGCGGAGGGCGAAGCGTGCGCGAGAGGGAAAAATGGCACTCACCATCGCGGATCTCGACAACGCCAAGCGCGATCTCGACACGATCCGAGACGTGGCGACCTCGCTGTCGCCCACGGCCGTCGATCGGTTCGGCACGGTCAAGCAGACGCTGGCCGCGGCGATCGAGAGCATCCGGACAATCAACATCCGCGGCAACTGGGCCAGCGCCACGCTGTACGCGGTCAAGGATGTCGTGCTGTCGTCGTCGACCTGGTGGATCTGCGTCGTGGCGCACACCTCCGGCGCGACGTTCGCGGGTGACCAGGACAGCAAATGGCGGATCTATCAGGGTCTGACGGCTGCCGACTTCGCCAACATCACCGACCCGACCAAAGGCGGTGGTGCGATTCGCTTCACGAACGCCCCCTACGTCTCGGGCTCGCTCGGCAAGTTCCTGCAGAACTTCGGCATCGACCCGACGATGGAGCCGTACAACGCGGACCCGACGGGCGCCACCGATGCTGGCCCGGCGATCCTCGCTGCGGTGCTGGCCCACCCGGGCATGCGGATCAACC